GGGGTTTCTTTTATTTTAAACCGTTTCTATCGAGTCGTCTTCAATATCTTCAAACGCCCCATTCAAGGCAGTGTTGTCTAGCTCACTTTGATATTCTGCCACATTTTCCAATGAATAGCTAGGGTTCATGTTATAACCCCCTTCATGTCTAATATGCCATAAATAGGCTGGGTCAACGCCACCTTCACGAATATAAATAGCATCGGCTTGTGCGTGTTTGAGTCGAACGTCTGCAAGCTGTTGGTCGTCTAGCGGTTTTAACGTGGGGAAGTTCCACGCCATATCATCGGGCTTGTCTTTCCAATCCTGTTGTAATTCTAGGACTTTCACAAGGCGGTTAATGGCTGGCTGTAGTGTTTGCATTTGATAGGCTTGCACCGCACCTGCCCATTGTACAAAGTCCCCCTCGCCTGTGGCGTTCATGCCTTCGGGGGATCTACCGAATAGCTTAGTCATTGGGATGCCACTGTTTGCCGATACAAGCTCCATAGTACGAAGCATCAAATCGCTGTAGCCTGTCACGTTGCTAAATTGACGCTCAAAGCTTTCAGAATCAGCATCCATTAAAATCATATTCATCAAGGACTTGCTTAAATTAGCATCGTTTAAGCGTTTAGAGATTTTCTCCTCGCTACCGTTACCGTATGACTCGAAAAGCCCTTGCACTTTAAGAATCGTTAAGCCCCATTCTTTTATGATGATGTCACTAAAGCCTTGTGCGGACAAATAGCTTAAAATGCTGGTGTACGCTCCTTGCAAGCTTGAGGCGTGCCAGTAGTTATTGCTTCTAAGTGTCGTTTCAGGTAAGCGGTCGCCATCTAAACGTATCACACGGCTTGCGTGGACTTTCAGGTTTTTCCCACTTTTTAAACGCAAGTTATAGGTTTGAACTTCACCAAATGAAGCACTGTAAGGGTCGGTGTCGTAATCGTCGGACGTTACAACGCAAGAATGACGGTCAAACACACTTAGGCGTTCAATGCGTTTTAACCCTGCCTCCCTTAATGGCATATCCAAGTCTTGCTCTCCGTCCTTAGCCAATAAAAGCATAATCGCCCCACCGTATAGCCTAGCGTCCTTTGCAAGGTTGGTGAGTTGCTTAAAAGCGTCTAAGCGTTCAAGCTCCGTGTAAAGCTCCTCGTCGCATTCAATACCCCTTTTTAACGACTCATCGGGTACCATATCAATTAAACGCCGTGCGATGCCACTAGATGAATAAAGCCCTTCTAGTGTGCGTTGGTCAAGTAGTGCGTCGCCTGTGAAGGTCGTCGCCGTGTTGGCATCCCTGCCATACCGTCCTAGTCCTGTTAGGATATTTTCTACACCGTCGGTTTTAACGGCTTTAGTGTCTGTGTGAACGGCTTTAATCGGTTGTTTCTTGCGTTTCATTGTGTCCCCTCCCCTTATGGTTGCTTTTAGTATAGCATAGGACGTTTTAAAACGCATCCACGAAGGTAAACTTGCGTTTCATTAGCGGTTCTAGTCCATACCTGCAAGCATCTATAACGTGGTTGTGTTTGTCTACAATCGCCGTGGTGATGTCTCCACTACGTTGGTCTACCTTGTACGAGTAAAGCATCATCTCGTTTATTGTGTGGGTGCATCGTGGGTGGACGACAATGCGTTTATAGCTTCTCATGTGCGTGATGCCGTCTTCAACGCTACCGCTCCATTTCTTAACCGCTTGGATGCGTGGCAAGCCGTGGCGTTTCAAGTAGCTTATGCTTTCAGGTCTGGCACAATCCGCACGAATGATGCCATTCTCTATTTCAGGCATAAACCCTTTGATGTAATCCGCCGTGTCATCTAGTTCAAGTCCCACCTTGACGGCTTCCTTTTCAATGTAAAGCGTTTCATCGTGTACCCATACTTTAACGCACGCCGTGGGATCTTGTGAGAAACCAAAGTCCATACCGTAAAAAGGCAATTTCCAGTTTTCAGGCGTGAAGTCTCGCACTACCCACTTGTCTTTAAAAACTTGTGCATCCGTGTGTGTTAAGCATTCACCCTCCCACACGTGGCGATATAAGGCTGGGTCACGTTCAAGCATCAAACGACGCTCGGCTTCTAGCACTTTAGGGAAGTGGATGTTTTCGGTGTAGTTTACCTTGAATAGAAACGCATCGGGGTGTTCGTTTGCAATGAAAAGCCTGTAAACTGGATCACTTTCAAGGCGTGGATTCATGGTCATCCATATTTCAGAATCAGGCTCTCGAATCGTGGGAATCAGAATATCAAGGCTTTCTTGGCTTATGGTTTGAGCCTCTTCTATCCAACAGATATTTATGCCTGCGGTGGATTTGATGCTCTCGCTGTTATGCCGTAACCCTTTAAATGTGAACTCACTCCCATTTGTGGAGCTTATAGTGTCTCGTTGTATCGTGAAGTAAGCCGATAGCCCCAAGTCTTCTATACGCTTGCTTAGAAGACGGTGTACACTATCGCTTATGGAGTTCTGAAACTCCCTCGCACACAAGACACGCACCTTTTCAGTTAAAGCTTTCACGATTAAAGCATCGGTAAACGTAAAACTTTTACCACTGCCCCTCCCACCATGTGCCACCTTGTACCGTTTGGGTCTAAAAAGGTTCTCGCTCCAGTGGGGGAACGTCAACGGCACGTTAGGCATCGCTTGGCTTTTCGTCTGAAAAGTTCACGGTAAAGCTTGGCAAGCCTTCCATTGTGTGATTATTGTCGGTTGATTGCTTATAACCCACCTTGCTATTCAAGTAAAACTTAGTGGCATCCAGTGCAATTTTAGGGTCATCGTGAAAGATGTTCTTTTTCAACTGTCTAGCCACCCTTGCATCAAACAACGGCTTAACGCTTTTAAGGTAGTCGCCGTAATGCTTTACAAGCGTCTTGTCGCATATCCCTAAGGCTTCAGCCATTTGCTTATGCGTGGCTCCATTCATAGCCATTCCTTCAAGAATCTCGTAAGACTCCTCGTTAGGCACGAATGCGTTACCGTGTGGCGTGCGTTTCTTTTGATGAATCCTTATCATTGCTATAAGGCATCGAACAAAATCCCCTCACAAGGCGTATATCGCCGTTACAGTAAACACTAGCATTATGCCTGATTGTGTCCCCGTTGTCAACTCCCCCCTCCTCCAGATGATGTAAAGATATGTAACACCTGTTGACTTCTAATATATAATATATTATAATGTATGTATAAGGTTAATCAAACGAGAGACCTTAGAGTTTATGTTTTACAGATAATTAGGAGTTTATGATTATGAAGATCCAAACACATAAAGACTTTGAACACTTAACACAAACACAAAAAAAAGCTATTAAAACGGCTAATGAGTACGCTTTAAAAAATGGGATTGATTTGAGCGTTAACGCGATAAAAGTAAATCGCATGACAGTTAAGAATGACCGTGTTGAATGGAACGAAAAAAACGATTACGGACAAATTAAAGTTTGTTATACCCGTTACACGCTAGTGGTTTAAATCCCCTAGCTACTTTTAACCAATAAGGAAAACCACACCATGACCCAACAAGCCAACGCCATCGTCTTATCCCTCCTCGCAATCATGCTAGTAAGCTCTATGTTGCTAGCTGGTGCGATTACACTAGGGAAGCAAGTAAAGGCTCACCACGACGATATGAACAAGCCTAGAAACTTAACAATGCTACAATCTAACCTAACGAAAGGAAACTAAAACCATGACCTTTGAACAAACAATGCAAACCATTTACGGTATCTTTTGTAAAAATATCGGCAATGCTGAAACGATTGAGCTTTGTCGTGAAATTGCTTGAAGAAAATAACCAGTTAAAGGCGGTTATTGCTGAACATAAAGGGACTGACTCCAATAGCGATAATTCTACACTTAAACCTGCGTCACTAAACCCCTATTATGCCTTTGAAACATACATGAAAACATGGCAACTAAACCCACGCAAAAAATATGATGTTCAAGTAAAAAAGGGTAATGCCTTTATCTACTATTTGGACTCAACCCTTGAGCCTGTAGAATACGTATCTTCAGGCGGTGGCTGCATGGTAGAGTTTAAGTTCACAAGCCCACTTCAAGAAGAGCCTATTCTCGTTTCTAGCGGATCAGACCACCTTTTTGCCATTAGAGAATCGAACACACAAGGTAAAAACCCTCCCCCCTGCTACCCCTATGTAGCCGTTATCGCCGTTATAGGCTTGCTCTTCATGCTAGCCTATGCACCAAGTTAAAAAGGATTTAACCATTATGAACAAACAAGTAAACACCCCTATTTTGGGAAATTGTACAAAAAGCCTATTGGACGGCGTTAGAGCCTATGAGAAGGGCGAAAACGTCGATCTAACAAGCCTTTTTAATGCCTACTTTAAGTTTCTGGGAAACTTTGAGTTTATTGACCCTAGCTTACGCCACTATTTTAACGAAATGTAAAGGAAATGCACACCATGCTGAGCCAAGAAGAAACAGAAATGCAAAACTATTGCCGTAACATTGAAACCGATACAATGAAAGCGATTAAAGCTTACATTGACAAAGAAGA